TAGTATGGTATTGACTTTTATGAAAAAATCAGTAAAACTAAAGCCTTTAACACCAGAACGTGTGTTAGAAGCATTTTATGCTGCTATTTGCCGTAACTCATTAGGAAAAATACACCTACCTCATAGTGATGTATTTTATGCTAGAGCAGCAATCGAGGCTAAAACAGGTATTCGTCTGACATTAGCTGATACAGAAAAAATATTACAAGAAGAAGGATTAATCTAATGGTAGCAGCAGCAGTTAGAAAGGCGATGAAAAGAGCTAAAGAATTAGCTGAAGAAGGTCAAGCACAAGCTCGTAAATCAGCAAAGAAAGATAAAAAAAGACGAGCATCTAGTTATGGTAAGTATGGTGAAACTCCACCTAAAAAGAAAAAACGAGCAAAAGCAAAAGATGAAAAAATACCTGTAGCTGGTTCAGGTGGAAAAGAAAAGGTAGAAGGTAAAGTAGCAAGAAGAGCAGCAATCAAACCATCTAATATTTTTAAAAAAATAAAAGCTCAAGTTGCTGATGGTAGAATTAAAAGTGCAGATGATATATCCCCTGCTGACTTTGCTATACTTCGTACATCTAAAGAATTTAAAGACCAAAGAGATGCAGTAAAAGGTTTAGATCCAAATATACTTAGATCTATTAGAAGTGGTCAAAGGAAAAAAACACCAGATGGTGAAGATGTAAGTTTATGGGGTTTTATTAATAGACGTACAGGTAGTGAAAAAATTAAAACTGGACCTGACATAAAAGTAGGAACTCTTGGATATAGTGCTAAGGGTAAAGAAGTTGGTGGCATGAAATTTACAAAGGATGATCTTGCAGATATTAAACAACCTGTATCTCCAAGAGACGAAAGAAAAGTAAGAAAAGCTAAAGGTGGTTTACATATTAATACAGGTCGAACAGGGCGATTCGGTCATTCAGATTATAGGGGGAACAAGTAATGCCAGCAGGTAAAGGAACATACGGAAGTAAAGTAGGTAGACCAAAAAAGAAAGTCACTAAGATGGCTAAAGGTGGAATGAAAAAAGATAAACCATCAGATTTTGATTCTATGGCTGCTGCTCTTAAAAAAGAGTATGGAGTAAAAAAAGCTAAAGAAATACTTAATCAACTTCTTGGTGGACCAACAACAGATGAACAAGGTGTCACAAGATTCACAAAAGGTGGCATGAAAAAATCTAAGAGCTATGGTAAACCTGGTGGATACATGGGTGGTGGAATGGCTTATGGTAAGAAAAAAGCTAAGAAAAAATAACACTTGGAATTTAAACCCTTCAAAGATTACATGGATATTCAGACAATGGATGAGTATGTTTTTTGGGAGGAGACTGGTAATTGTGCAGATGAAGTTCCAATAGAAGAGCTTAATGCTTTTTTTAGAGAGTATGTAAAAAAACATGGTTATTATAAATGGCAATCAGAAAAAAAAGAAAAAGTAAAAGTAGAGTAAATGAGGCTGGAAATTACACCAAACCTGCTTTACGTAAACGCCTATTCAACAAAATCAAGGCAGGTGGAAAAGGCGGCAAACCTGGACAATGGTCAGGAAGAAAAGCACAGATGTTGGCAAAAGCATACAAAGCAGCAGGAGGAGGATATAGAAGCTGATGGCAAAGGGAGTACCACACTTTTTCAAAGACGGAAAGGCACTTGGGTCTGATGGCATGGGTGCATATCATAAAATGCCTGATGGATCTTTACACTCAGGTGCTACACATAATAAAAGTAGTAAGAAACTTTTTCACTTTAATGAATTATCTAAAACAGCCAAAGCAAAAGCTAAAAAAGTATATGATGCATTTTTAAAACGTAAAAAGAAAAAGAAGGCTTAAATGGAAACTACTACTACATCATCCTGTAAAACTAAAACTTGTGGAGAAGCAGACTGTAATTGTAACTGTGGAGATTGCACAGAACATTTAGTAACAGATACCTGCACTTGTAATTGTCATTTAGAGGATGTCAAAGTTATATAGCTATGGCTCTAGCTAAAAGTCAAAAAAGTCTAAAAAAATGGACTAAAGAAAAATGGAGAACCAAATCTGGTAAACCATCTACTCAAGGTTCAAAAGCTACAGGTGAACGCTATTTACCTTCGGCTGCTATTAAAAAATTATCTGCACAAGAATATGCTGCTACAACAAAGAAAAAACGAGAAGATACTAAAAAAGGTAAGCAGTTTTCCAAACAAACAAAAAAAGCAAGGCGAGTTTCTAGGTCTGTAAGAAGAGGCTAAATTGTTTATGATAAGATACAACACAGTATTATATGCTATTTGTTTTTTTCTTTTCAAGAAATTAAATAAGCCAGCTAATTATTTTTATAGAAAGCACGTTACCTTTTTAAGAAAAAGTAGATACTATAGGGATAGATATAGGAATAAAATAAAATGATTGGTGGTTTAATAGGTCCTATAGCAAACTTAGCTGGAACTTTTCTACAAGGTAGATTAGAAAGAACCAAAGCTAATACAGAAATGAAAGTTGCAGAAGCTAAAGCAAGAGCTACTGTAATGGAAAAGCAAGCTACTGGTGAAATAGACTGGGATCTTGAAGCTATACGTGGAGCAAGAAATTCCTGGAAAGACGAGTGGTTAGTAATTTTATTTTCAATACCCTTAATACTAGCCTTTGTGCCGAACATGGAGTTGGTAGTATTAAATGGTTTTGAAGTATTAGAACAAATGCCAGAGTGGTATCAATACAGTTTAGGTGTAATCGTAGCAAGTAGTTTTGGTGTTAGAGCAGCTACTAAATTTTTTAGGAGAAAATAATGAGTGTACAAGAATACAGAGTATCACCAAATCCATTTAATAAAAAAACAAAAAGCGGAGTAGAAAATTTATTTCCAAAACATTTAGTAAAACTTAGTAACAGAGTAAAAGAAGGTGAAAACTTATTAAATTACGAAGGCGAAAGTTTTTCTTACGCAGTACATAAAGGTTTGCCTAGATGGTAAATTTAGACGAAGATATAATTAAAAGAATAATAGAATTATCAACAGAATATAATATACCAGAAGCAAAAATTTTAAAGATGGTATACACTTATCCTGATATTTTATATGGCGATAATTTAAAACAGGTAATGGATTTAGCACAGAAAACAAACTATGAAGCTCCAGAGCCTAAACTTATGAAATCTATTTTAGATAGAATGAATAAGAAACACACTTGGAAGGAAGCCCATGTCTAAAAGGTCAGATGCCATAGATTTTGTAGCAGATAGAGATAATATTTCTAAAGCTGAAGCAGAAATGAAACTTGCTGAGATGCAACCATCAATGGTAAAAGCAATAGAGTTAGATGCTTCAATGATAAGAAAACAAAAAATAATGGAAGCAATAAAAAAAAGAAAAGACAAAGGATTAAAAATAGCTGGTGGTGGTTATCTTCCACAAAGTAAAGCTAGAATGTCTAAGTTAGATTATCGCAAGGGTGGTTACTTTGATGGTAAATAAAGAAGCATATCAAAAGAATAGAAGATACATGGCATGGTGTGCCTTACTTGTTATGGCTGTTGTGACTATTGTTGTACTAATATTTCCTGAAAGAATGGCAGCAGCAGATAGTATTATTATGATGATGTATGGCTCACTCTCTGCTTTAGTAGGTGCATACTTTGGTTTTGCTAAAGCTATAAAGCCCACTAAATAAAATGATACGTTATAAAAGAGAAGATTTAATAAAACAGTTAGCTATACATGAAGGTGTAGAATTAGAAGTATATGAAGATACTTTAGGTATAGAAACTATTGGAATCGGTAGAAATCTAAAAGATAGAGGTATTGCAGATTTAGAATTGGCTCATATAAATAAAACAATGAGTGAAATTTATGAAGATGGTATTACTGAAGAAGATGCATACTTTCTAGCTGAACGTGATATTGATATTGTCGAAGGTGAATTATTTGCAGCTAAACCTATTTGTAATAGATTAGATGGTATAAGACAAATGATTCTTTTAGATATGGCTTTTAATATGGGTATCCCACGATTAATGAAGTTTAAAAAGATGTGGGCTAATATTGAGGGTAATCATTATGAGCTTGCTGCTATTGAAATGTTAGACAGTTTATGGGCTGATCAAGTAAAAGGTAGAGCTACTAAATTATCAGAAGCTATGAAAACAGGAATAATATAATGGCTTTAACAGAATCAGAAAAGAATAAATTAAAAAAGAATAATTTAGCTGGTTTGAATAAATGGAAAAGAACACCAAATCATCCCACAAAAAAGGGAATCGTTGCAGTAAGAGGAACAAATGGAAATGTTAAAATCATACGTTTTGGGGATCAGAAAATGGGTCATAACTATTCTCCTGAAGCTCGTAAATCTTTTAAGGCTCGTCATGGGAAAAATATTGCTAGGGGTAAAGAGTCTGCTGCTTATTGGGCTAACAAGGCTTTTTGGTCTGGTCCAAGCGGTAGTAAAAAAAGTCCTCCAAAAAGTCAAAAGCATAAGAAAGGGGTAGGGTAATGTCTCGCACCTTAACAGAAAGACAGTCTAAATTTATGTCCGTTCTTTTTGATGAAGCTAATGGCGACATTGTTGAAGCTAAAAAGATAGCTGGTTACGCAGATACCACTAGCACAACTGAAATTGTAAAAGGATTAAAAGAAGAGATCATAGATGCAACACAAACTTTTATGGCTCGTAATGCTCCTAAAGCAGCAATGGCTGTTGTTAGTGGTGTTGTTAATCCAACAGACTTAGGTACAAGAGAAAAGTTAAATGCTGCTAAAGAACTACTTGACAGAACTGGTATTGTAAAAACAGAGAAAATGCAAGTAGAAACTTCTGGCGGTATAATGTTATTACCAGCGAAAAAGGGAGATTAATTATGGTAGGAATAACTAAAGTTTTAAGGGCTGCGAATAAAGCAAAAAGAGCGTTTGAGAAAAAAGCAATAGAAGAAAAAAAATTGAAATCAAAAGCTAATAAATTAAAACCTACTGAATTATCAGAAGCTATGAAAAAGAAGAGAGAAAAGATAATTGCTAAAAATTTAGAACGTGATAAAGCTAAAGCTAAAGAGAAAAAAAGGAAAGAAAAAGGCAGAAGATTATCAGCCAAAG